CTACTCCAAGGGCATGATCCTTGAGCCCACGGCGATGCTCCGCAATTGGCTCATTGCCACTGGCCGCGCCGTGCTGGCTGATGCCGCTCCCGCCCCTGACACCCATCGCATGGAAACCGTGTCGCCAAGTCGTCCCGCTCAAACTCGAAAGGCTAAGGCCAAGTGATGCAAGGCTGGACCGACATCTTGACCACCGCCCCGCTGCAAGAGCCTGTATGCGTTGCTGAGGTGAAGCATTTGATTCGCATCGACCACAACGATGACGACATGATGATCGCGGCGCTCATCACCACCGCCCGGCAGTGGGTGGAGGAATACTGCTATCGCGCCCTGTTTACCCAGACTCGCACGCTCAAACGGGATTATTTTCCCTCGTGCGATGTCATCAACGTGGCGCGTGCTCCATTGGCCAGTGTCACCAGCATCGTCTACACGGATGGCAATGGCAATTCGCAGACGCTACCGACTGCGAACTACCAGGTGGACACATCGAGCACGCCGCCACGCATTGGCCTTAACGATGGCTACTCGTGGCCGACCACGCAGACGAACAAGTTCAACGCCGTCGTCATCACCTACGTCGCGGGATGGACCACCGTGGAGGCAATCCCTGTCGCGATCAAGGAAGCGATCAAGCGAATCACCAAGGCATTGTGGGAAGGATGTGCCGTCGAAAACGCTGCTGACGGTGGCAGCCTCGCACTGCTCGCAAACTACCGATTGACCTGGCCATGCTGAAACGATCGCCATCAAAGCCCGGCTGTACGCGGCTCACCTATCGAGCGTGCAGTGCGTTTGGAAGAGAACGAGCGGGCAGGAGGCAGAGCAGTTTGGCGCGATGCGGGTGAGGCGGCAGTGGGAAACTGAGATTGACAACGGCGCGGATGTGCGGCGCGGCGACCGATGCACCTTCACGGATAAGACAGGGACGCATGTGGTGTATGTGATTGACACCGCCGAGACGGATGACGGCGAATCAATCGCGCTCGAAGCCGAGGAGCTTACGTAGTGGCGACGTACCAAAGCAATCCCGGAGCGAATCGGCTTGTGGCGCGGGCGCTCCGCGCTGGCGTTTCCGCAGCTGGAGTGAGTTACCGAAAGGAACTGCGAACCGTCGTTGGGAAAAAGGGCCGCAAGAATACCTCATCCGCCCCAGGCCATCCGCCGCAAAAAGACAAGGGCGGATACCAGCACTCCATCAGGCTGGCTCGACCGAAAGCTGGCGAGCATCACCCCGTCGCGACCGTCTTCGCTGACGGCAAATTGCCCCGCAAATTGGAGTTTGGCACCAGCACGCAGGCACCCCGCCCGCACTGGATACCAACCTTCAATCGCCTGCGCGACTTCATGCTCAAGCGTGTCGCCGACACCTTCCGCTACACCATGCTCCGCGCGTTGAACAAACCCTAAATGGCTCACGATCAAGAATCCATCTTGGCTGGCGTCATTGCCAAGCTCACCGCGAGCCAAAGCGCTGGCACGTTTTACGAGGCCGTTGGTGGTCGCATCTACCGCACCATTGCCCCGCCGGACAAGGCCGAGGCATTGGCCGTGGTGTCTGTGGTGGAGGATGAGCCCGATCGCTACTTCGACGGCTGTGACACGTTCGCCACTTTGCAAATCTCGATATTCGGAGCGCGTGGCTCCAGTGAAACGACAGTGCAGGCCATCACGAAAAAACTACTCGACTTGCTTGACGGTGCCGCCCTCACCATCACCGGGCATGGCGGCGGGCAGGCGTGGGTTGAGAATCGCGGCATCCCGGTTCATGAGGACCACCGCATCCAGATCGTCACCCTTTGGGGAATCGCGGCCACCGCCGCATGAGGTAACACATGGCACTCAAAAATATCGCAGGTGTCGCTGGCAACGTCGCGCTACCCACTGGCTTCGCGGCCAAACTTTCCGCATGGTCTGGCACGCTTGAAATCCAGACGGAAGAAGTCACCGGGTTTGATTCTGGCGGCTGTGACGAGCACGAGCCGATCGGTACCGCGTTCAGCGGTTCCGCCACCGGCACAGGCACCTACGACGCGGCGAGCACCACGCCGATCCTAGGCGCTCTTGCTGACGGCGCCATACTGGCGCTGGGCGACCTTGAGGGCGCGAAGGGCACCATCACACTCACGGCCATCACTGGCTGCACCTACGCGTTTATCGGCATCATGACGAGTGTCGCGATGGAGCGCCCGGCCAAGGGCAAATTCACCATCACGTTCAACTTCCTGCGCACCGGCCCGATGACTCAAACCTGGGATGTCACCTAATGATCCTTTACGACAACGCCGCACCGATCGAAAGGCTCGGACGAACGTGGAAGCCGTGGACCAAGCAGCAGCTTGTGGCGATGGCTGCGCGCCTGCCGCTCTCCAAGATCGAAATCGCCCTTGTCTCCTACAGCGACATCATCCGCTACGTCGGCTCAATCGCCGGGATGGATCACGCGCTGGCCGTCGCTGGCGGGATGGACGAAAAGGATGTTGCGACGTTCGCATCGGTGCAACAAAAAAGCGAAATCATCGGCCAATTGATCGACCGCGTGCTCGGTGCCTTCACCTCACAAGAGGAGGGCGACCCGCAGCCCCCTTTAGCGGAGACGCCGAAGACTGGTCATTGATTGATGACAAGATTCGGCATTACTTCCCCGGCACCGATCCGATGGCGCTGACTTTCCACCAGACGTTCACGCGGCTGGAAAATATCGCGGCAATCGAAAGCGAAAAAGCAGGCGAAGAGAATCATCGGCTCAAGGTTGAACGCGAGGCCCGAAAGTTGAGACTTACCGATGGCTGAAACCGTAGGCACGCTGAATGTTGAGATCAAAGGGCGCGCCGACGCCCTTGATCGCACGCTGCGCACGACCGAGCGAAACACAATCGCGGCTGGATCGCGAATGGAAAAGTCGCTGACGCAGGCGCTGAGCTTTGGCAAACTGGCGGCGGGCATCAAAGCCGTGGCATCGGCCACGGAAATCGCATTCGCTGGCTTTGAATACATCACCGCACGCATCGATGGCAACCTCGGCAAGGCTTACGAGTCTGCCAACAATTTCGCCACCAAACTCAAGGCTGTTCCTCTTTTTGGCGATCTGGTCAAATTGGGCCAGTTTGTCGGCAGTGGATTTGTGGATGACGACGCAGAGGCTGCAAAGATTCAGCAAGAAACAGAAGCTAACGAACGTCGGCAGCAGCGGCTTCTGAAATCGGCAGAGGATGCCCAGCGCCGCATCCGCGATCTCACTCGCGAGACGGCGATGCTTGGCGCACCCGACGATGCGGCCCGCAAGCGGATGCAGGCACAGTTCGCGCTCGATGATGCCACTTCCGGGATTTCAGGATTAGACCAAGCGACGCAGGATGAAATCCGCCGCCTGGCCGAACAGCGTTTCAAGCTCGACACGCGCCCCGAGGCGGCAAAGATGCGGGATACGTTGTCGCTGAGCGCCACCAACATCGGCCTAGGGATGAGCACTCGCAACGTCAATCCGCCCGACAAGCGAGGGCAAGAAAAAACCAACTCGCTGCTTCAGGCGATTTACAACATTCAGGCGCGGCGATCGTCCGCGGTCGCGGGGTAACGCATGGCAGTAAAAGCACAACTTGACGGCGCGACGATGGACGCCACGGACGGCGGCACGCTTCGGTATCACGTCACCGGATTGAGTGGCAGCACGCACGAAGTGATGGCCCAGGCCATCACCGCCGGCGGAATCCCGCAACGCGACGACCCGCACGAGTATCTGCCGGGCTTGAAGGTGGTGAGCGGCCCGCGCCTCGTGGAGATGCGAGGCAACTTCGCCGCACTGGTGGAGGTGCAGTACGGCCCCAACGAGAACACCGACTCCGGCGGCGGATCGGCGAATCAATTCGACTTGGACTCCAGCGTGGTGGAGGAGGACACAAGCCTCGACGCGAGCGGCAACGCAATCCAGGTCGGCCACAATCCCGCGATCAGCCGCAACAACCCTGACGGCACCGTCAACACAGACCTCGTGCCGCAGACAGGCGAGACAACGAAATGGGTGCCCGTCACCGTGCTGCGTGTGACCCGCGTCGAAAACACCCTGCCGATCTATGCACAGAACCGGCACGTAGGCACCACCAACAGTGGCGTGTTCTTTTTCTTCCCGGCTGAATACTGGCTGTGCGCCGCCGTCCGCGCGAGCAGTTCAGATCGCGGCAAGACCTACAGCGTCACCTACGAATTTTGGGGCAATCAGTTCGGGTGGCTCAAGGGCATCGTCTACAAAAAAGAGGACGGCACGCTTGCGAAGGTTGATCCATCGCCATCACTTGAAGCGAATCCACCACGGCTGCGCCTTGCCTCATGTGGCGGCACCGCGCCTGCGGGCAAGCCAGACCAGCGAACATTCAACGGCATGACCATTGTGCGCGTGCAGAACACTTCCGACTTCTCCCGCATGAACCTCGTGCTTCCATCCAACATCGACACCCCATGAAACCCTGGAAGTCTGGCGATGAGATCACCGCTGCACGCCTCAACGACATGAGGCGCGGCGATCCAATGAGCAACGCGCAGGCGGGCGGCACGGGCCACGGCAAAGCGTTTCGCTTCGGAAAAATCATCAGCGCCACCGCAGGCACCATCGTGGACGCGAACACCAACCCGGTTCAGTGGACCTACGAACTGCACGAGGTCTACAAAACCGCACGCGGCTACACGACCTCAGCAGCAGCGGTGTGGACTGTGCTGCCCGAGGGCGCTGGCTTTCGCGGGACGGCTTACAACTTTGGCGAGGATGGCAACGCCGGCACCGGGCGGCAGATGAACGGCATCGACCACGACGGCGCGGATTACCCGGCGGGGTTCAAGATGCAGGCGCTGCAGGTTAACGCAATCGTGCCGTTCACCGTCATCCTCGCTGGTGATGGCTCAGGCTCATTCACGCAGGAAGCGTGGATCTTCCCGGTACCAAACGGCGAAGACGGAACTTGCACATAAAGGACTACCACAATGCCAAATCCAGTATTGGTTTCTGGCTCAACGGACTGGGGCGCGACTGGCTCATGGGATACGGCAGCGGTCCCCGTTGATGCCGATGGCGTCTACCTTCGCAACTCCACTGCGAACATCATCAGCACGCTGAATCAGTCGGCGATCCAACCGGCGATCCTTGAGGCCGAGCGCAGCTTCACCGGCGACATCGGCACGGCGACTTCTGAATTACAGATCGGCCCGGTGATTCTCAACGTCGGCAGACAACTTGGCGTTCAAACGACTTCGCAGGCGGGCAGCGACCGCATCAAGATCGCGAGCGGTTCGGATGTCTGCACGGTGTCATGCTTCTACACCGCGACGACTTCCGCCGACACCGGCTTCGAGCCGTTCCGATGGCGCGGCACCAACGCCAGCAACGTGCTGAATATGTACGGCGGCATCATGGGCGTTGCGACAAATGACCCCGACGACACCGCGACACTCGCCACGGTGAACCAGTTCGGCGGCACGCTCAATCTCGCTGGTGGCTGCACGCTGACCACGATCAACCTTGATGGGGCGCAGTCGCTGCTTTCGTTCCGATCAGCGGCCACCACGCTCAATCAAAGCAATGGCACCGTGAGTCGATACGGCAGTGGGGCGCTGACCACTTGGAGCATGAAGGGCGGCAGCGGTTACGACTACTGCACGGGCACCATCACCACGATGACCGTCTACCCCGGCACCACGCTGTTCAAGTGGTCGGCAGCGGCGACGATCACCACGCTCAACTTGTACGGCACCCTTGACCTGTCACAGGCCACCGGCGCGATCACGCTGACCACCGTGAACATCCTCAGCGAGGACGCGGTGGTGCTCGACCCCTTGGGCCGACTCGGTTCAACCGCGTTCGTCTGCGGCGCTGGCGTGCGATCCTTCACCTACACCGGGCCGGGCGGGGAGACATTCACAATCGCATGATCCCGCAACGCTCACAACTCCAGCAGTCGCTGCACCGCGCGTGCTGCTGCCCCGGTGTCGAATGCCTCTCCGAGATATTCGACCCCGACGCGGACTACTTCACGCTCGAAGTGGAGCTCGACGGGTTCGGCGCGCTTGAGTGCGGCGGGTGCTACGCGGGCACAGGCTTTCCGACCACGCGCAGCTTCACCTACCACGGATCGCTCAACGGCACCTACTCGACCTCTGGCCACATCACCAGCATCGGCGTGGACTTCATCACCACATGCGACCAGCGCGGGCGGCACTCAGTGAGCGGCGCGACCCGCACGCTGCACGCAGAAGAGGCTTGCGCGGGCGCAACGCTCTCGACCGTCGTGCGTGACTGGCTCTACATCCGCGTGGTGCTGGCTGATGGAACGGGCGCGCCTGCGCTTGGATCAATCACCAGCATCGACGCCTATCTTGGCGACTCGGCAAACACGCAGGCCGACGACTTCCGCGTGTTCTCTTACCTGCGATCAGCCGACACCGTGGACCGCTTTTTAGGCTACACGTTTTCGCACAACGGCGGCTTTACCTGTGATGTGAATAATCTTTTTGTGTCGATAGGCACCATCACCCCGAGGCTCGCATGACATCGACAGCCCGCACAAAAACAGGGGGCGTGCTCATCAAGTTCGACCGGCCCGAGTGCGTCGGGGTGGTGGAGTTTGACGGCGGCGGCAAGGTGATTCGCAGCGAGTGCCGCGTCAAGCCTGAGCCGCTGCCACCGCAACGAATGCCCGAGGGCTTCGACCCCGCGCAAGAGGCCCGCCGCATGAAGCAGGGCGGATGCTGCGGGCAGGCGAGCGAGTGAAGACACACGCCTTCACCCTCCTCGAGGCGCTGGTGGTCATCGCCATCCTCGCCCTCGTGCTCGCCCTCGTGGCCGGTGCGTGGCGACGGGCGAAGCGAACGGCGCAGGTGGTCGCGGACAGCGCCGCCATTCGCCAGAAGCTGGACGATGCGGTGATTCGCGGGGCGATCAGAAGCCACAAGCAACACGACGAATGGCGCAAGCAGTTTGATAGAATGTTGCAGAGCGGTTTGAAGCAATGAAGCTAGCCGGGAGCCAACGAAATGCCAGATCAAAAACAATGCGAGTGCCCAGCCATGCCGAGGATCGAAACACTTGAACGCCACATGTTCGGGCATCAGCAGACCAACACCCACGGCGTCCATCCGGTGATGTTCGGCGATGGCGCGGACCGGCTTGGCATTGTCGGCGAGGTAAGGGAAGTGAAATTCTACATCAAGCTGGCTATCGGCGTGGTGATCGTGTTCGGGACGGCTATCCTCGCGTCCATTGCGAACACATCCTGGGGCAAACTGACCGCGCCCTCGCAGACTGTGAGCCAGTCCATCAGCGTGGATGATGCAGCGCCAAAGCCCGGCACCTACACCACCGCACAGCTTGCGGCGAAGATGCAGCTTTCGACGCGGGAGATTCAGGACCGCGCGAGCAAGGGTGAAATACCCGGCGCGTGGAAGGACGGGAAGGCGTGGCGATTCGATCAGCCGAGCATCGACGCATGGCTTGCGGCATCGGCGGCAAGTGCAGCGAAACCCGCAGATGCGGCAACTGCGGCAAATTAACCGCCCAATTGCTCCAACGCATCCACCGCGTCATCATCACGCGAACACCCGCGACGCGCCACCACCCGACGACCAGTTGCCCGCGTTATCCTTCGCCCATTGTCAGGCCCGGCGTGCGCCCATATCAACGCAATCAGCCAGATGATGCCGAAGGTAAAGATGCCAATCCACCCTGCGACGGCCACCGCATCGGCGCTGGGGTGCCCGCGTTTTCGCGCGATGTGCCCCGGCAAGCCGCCAAGCAGCACGACCAAAACAATGAGCAACGCGGCAACGATGATGGCCACAATCTGATGATCCATGTCACGCTCCAAGGTTTTCCACATCTTATGCACATAGGCGAATAATGTATTTTACCCTACGTTTTCCGATGTTTTCGCATCGGCTAAAGAATCTTCCGCAAAATGGCGATAGTGATGTTGACAGCGTAATACAATCGCTTATGATGCTCGCATGGTTGAAGAAAAGAACAAGCCGCGAATTGCCTGCTTTCGCATCCGGCCAACCGATGCGGCCAAGCTGCGAAAGACGATCAAGGCCAGTGGCCTGCGGTCGGCAGCGTGGTGGCAGATCGCGGTTAAGCTGCTGGCCGCCAAGTCGGGGACGGACTCCATCGGGGCGCAGGGACGCGCCACGGAATCGCACAATTGACTTTTACTCGCTGGTCTGTCGGCCTCTGGTCGGCGGGCCGGTTTCACGCGGCGAACTCTTGACGGGGTGTGCCGCAGAAATGGAGCAACGAATGCCAGCATATCCGGTTTCAAAAGCGAGTCAAGCAAAAACTGTTACGAGGCGGCTGGTTGCCGCGCTGCTCACAGCACGCGCGTACGTGCAACTGGAGCTTGACCGCCTCGACGACGACGCAGAGGAGATCGAGCCGACCAGCGCAGACCTCGCTGCAATTGACGCTGCTTTGGCAGGGGCGGGTGTGAAATGAGACACCACACCACCACCATCGGCGAAGGCACCGGCACCGAGTTCGCGGTTGACATCCACTACCACCGCTTCCCCGGCGAACGCGCGACGAGCGACAACCCCGGTGAGGCACCGAGCATTTGGATTCACGGCGTGACGCTCACCACGATGACCATCACCACGCCCAAGGGCAGTGATGTCGTGGTGCGCCGCGAAGGCTTCACCGCCGACGCGCTGATGCACATCGAAGCGGCGTTGCATCTCATCGTGGAGGACGACGAAGGGCTGATCGAGACGCTCGAAACTACTGAGCCGCCGCGCCGCGACGACGACACGCGAGAGGAGGCAGCATGAACCGCAACGAACGCATTAAAGAACAGGCCCGGCAAATCCGCGAGGTGCTCGAATCGCATCGCCGCTGGTACACCGCCGACATTGGCACATTCAAAAAGGACGTTGATATGTCGGTGCTCGGCCCGCGCGAAATCGACCGTATCAAAGACGCGGTGCATCGAATCATTTGCGAAGCATCGGGGGTGAAGCCATGACCATCTCCCTCGCCACCCGCCGCATCACCGACGCCCGCCTCGCGCAACTCATGCGAATCGCCCAGGCCCGCAGGCCGATCGCAATCAGCCAACTCACCCAGCTTGCCGCTACGCAGCGGCGGGCGAAATAACGAAAGGTAGATCATGCCCGTTGAAACCGTAGAAGCCAAGCCCATCACGGCTGAACTCGCCATCGTCGCAGAGCAATCGTCGATCCCTGCCGACCGCTCGCAATTCCTGCTGGACTCGTTCGCGCCACTCCATGCGGAGATGCAGCCACTGCTGGAACAGGCCCGCGAAATCAACGTGACCGATCCGACGCAACTCACTGAGATGAAGCAGGCTGGCCAACTCCGCAAGGACTTGAAGGCCGTGCGGTGCAAGGTGGAGAACACCCGCAAGGCGCTCAAAGAATCCTCCATCCGCGAAGGCAAGGCGATCGAGGGGATGGCCAATGTTTTGAAGTACCTCATTGAGCCGGTGGAACAGCGCATGGAGGAAGTCGAGAAGTTTGCCGAGCGCATCGAAGCTGCTCGCAAGGCCAAGCTGCAATCGTCTCGGCTGGAACTTCTCAAGCCCTATGGCGTGGATGCCGCCTTCTACGACCTCGCCAACATGCCCGAGCCGACGTTCGCGCAACTGCTCGATTCGTCGCGGCTGGCCCATGAAGCCCGCGTCGAAGCGGCCCGCAAGGCTGAGGCGGATCGTGTCGCCGCTGAGAAGGCCAGGATCGAGGAAGAGGCCCGCATTCGTGCCGAGAACGAACGCCTCCGCAAAGAGGCTGAGGAACAGGCCAAGGCCGCTGCCGCTGAGCGTGCCAAGGCTGAGGCAGAACGCAAGGCCATCGAAGAGAAGGCCCGCAAGGAACTTGAAGAGGCTGAACGTCAAGCCGCTGCCGAACGTGCTCGCGTGGAAGCCGAGCGCAAGGCCGCTGCGGAAGTCGCACGCAAAGAGCGAGAGGCAATCGAAGCGAAGGCAGCGGAGGAACACCGCAAGCTGCAAGAAGCAGCCGCTGCCGAACGCGCGGAGCGTGAACGGCTGGAACGGGCCGAGCGTGAACGCGTCGCTGCTGAACTGGCCAAGCGGAAGGCCGAGGAAGCCGCGAAGAAGAAGGCCGCACGCGCACCCGATGCCGACAAGGTGCGGAGTATCGCTGCCGCCATTGCCGAAAAAACATCTTCGCTGCCGCAATGCACCACGACGGAAGGCATCGTCGCCATGCGAGACGTTCACCGCCTCCTCAACGACACCGCCGCGCGCATCGAAGCCATCGCCAACAGCCTGTAACTCACCACCGCTCGCAAGTGAAAGGAACGCCATGAGCCAGATGCCAATCACCGACCGCCTGTGCAACTACCAACGCCGCAACGACACCGGGCCGGCCGAGAGCGAGGACTGCCCCTCGGTGGACCTTGAATCCCCCATCGTCACCCCCGACTCACTGGCCAGTGCCCTGATCGTCGCGGCCTGCATCGTCGCCGCGGTGGTGCTGGCGGTGTGGTGCTGGGTGACGGCATGAGTGCGCGTGGACGCATCTACCTCGCACTGATCATCGTCGCAATCGCGCGGCAGTGCTTTTATCGCCATCACCGGATTCTGATCCACACACTTTTCAGGAGCAGCAAATGATCACCAACCTTTTGACTCATTCGCGCATGGCGAGCTACAAGACCTGCCCGCGCAAACACCACTTCGAATACGTTGCCGCCATCCGCCGCGACATCGACGGCGCGCCGCTTCGCATGGGCAGCGCCCTGCACGAAGGACTCGACGCGCTCAAGGGCGGGCTGTCGCTCGACGAAGCCTGTCAGCAGGTCTACCTCAACTACGCCACGCTGCCCGCATGGGCCAATACCGATGAGGCGGTCGAAGAGTGGGCGGTCGAGTGCGAGATCGTCGTGCGGCTGCTTACCGCCTGGCAGTGGCGGTGGGCCGACAGCCGCATCCAGATCGTGGCGACCGAGCAGGCGTTCGACCTGCCGCTGGTCAACCCGGCGACCGGCGCGGCGTCCCGCACTTGGCGCATTGCCGGGAAGATCGACGCAATCGTGCGGCTGGCTGATGGTCGGCTGGCCGTGATGGAACACAAAACCACAAGCGACGACCTAGCGCCAGACTCTGACTACTGGCGCAGGCTTCGCGTCGATCAGCAGATCAGCCACTACTTTCTTGCCGCGCGGGCGCTGGGCTACGACGTTCAGACCGTGCTCTATGACTGCCTCAAGAAGCCGGGCATCCGCCCCAAGCTGATCGGCAAGGGCGAGGACAAGCGCCGCGAAACCGCCCGCGAATATGGCGACCGCCTCACCCTCGACATCGCGGAGCGGCCCGACCACTACCTCGCCCGCCAAGAGATTCCCCGCCTCGAAAGCGACCTGGATGAATTTCGCAGCGAGTTGTGGGACATCGGGAAGGCCATCGCGGAGGGCCGCGCGTACCGCAACACCAACGCCTGCGTGTCGCCGTACCGCTGCGCGTATCTCGACATCTGCTCATCCAACATCGACGTAACCAACACCGTGCCGAGCGGCTTCGTTCGGCTGACTTCTTCCCTTCACCCCGAGCTTGCAGGAGCAACCCATGACAGCAGCACCCACAACAGCACCGCCCAAACGCCCGCCGATGCCACCGTCACCAGCGTCAACGGTCAAGCCGTCGTCGTCTGAGCCACGCCCCCGGCTGGCGATGGCCACGCCGGTAATTGAACCGTGGCGCATGATCTTCACTGCCGTCGAAGGCTTCGGCAAAACCACCCTGGGCGCGAACTGCCCCGGCGCTGCGATGCTGATGGCACGCGGCGAAACCGGCTACCGCACGCTGCTGGCGCACAACCTTGCACCGGCCATCCCCGCCGTTGAGCTTGATTCGTGGCAGCACACGCTCGACACCGTGGCCGACCTCACCGCAGATCCGCAGGGCATCAAGACCATCGTGTTCGACGCTCTGAGCGGCTTCGAGCGGCAGTGCAACGTCGCCGTGTGCGACCGCGATTTCAAGGGCGACTTCGGCGACAAAGGATTCAGCAGCTTCCAACGCGGCTACGACATCGCCGCGATGGAGTGGCACAAGCTGCTCGCCGCCCTCGACACGCTGCGGCTCAAGCAAGGCGTGAACGTGATGATCCTGGGGCATATCCAGATCAAGCCGTTCAAGAATCCTGACGGCGCAGACTTCGACCGATTCGTGCCTGACGTTCACCACAAACTCTGGTCGCCCACGTTCAAGTGGGCCGACGCGGTGCTCTTCGGTCGCTACCTCACCGTCATCGACAAAGAGCAGAAGGGTAAGGGCAAGGGCATCGGCGGCACCGAGCGCGTGGTCTACACCCAGCGCCGCGACGCCTTCGACGCCAAGAACCGTTTCGCCATGCCCGAGGCTATCGACGTTCCCAACGATCCGTCGCTGATGTTCAGCACGATCTTCGCACACATCACCCGTTAAGGAGCAGCATCATGCAACCCGCAGTACCACACTTCGCAAAACTGAAAACCGGCGTCGTCACCAAGTCAGAGAAGGGCGGCTCACAGATGGCCGTTGTCTTCGATGTCACCCACGTCGCAGACGCTGGCCAATGGGCACCGCTGCCCACGCCCATCGAGCGCACCCTGTACCTGTCGTTCAGCGACAACGCGTGGGAATACACCGAGAAGAAGCTGCTCGCCCTTGGCTTCAACGGCGACTTCAACGCGCCCGACTTCGCAGACGAGGCGAAGTTTGAAGGTGTCGAGTTGAATTGCCGCCACGAGGAATACAACGGCAAGACCACCGAGCGATGGGAGCTTGCCAAGTGGGGCGGCGCGAAGGAGATCGTCAAGGCCGACAACGACGCGATCCGCCAACTCTCCGCCAAGTGGAAGTCGCGCACGGCGGCACCGGCACCCAAGCCCGCTGGCCGCCCCACACCCCCGCCACCCGCCCCGGCGCGCTCGCTGCCGCCCGCGCCAGCCGCTTCGACGGCCACGGCCACGGCGACCAAGCCGACGACCAAGGACGCGGCGTGGGCCAGCGTATGCGAGGCCTGGGCCGGGAAGAACGCCGACGCCGACCGTGACAAGAAGTGGGTCGATGCGCTGGGCGCGTGCCTCAAGGGGCGGCCCGAGTCGGCGCTGACCGGCGACGAGTGGGCGGCGATCGCGGAAGAGTGCGCGATTCCGTTCTGACCTGCTCCTGCCCGCGCGTAGCGGGATGTGACCCCTGCCCGGTGGAAGCCGGGCGGGGAGCTTAGGCCGACGCGGCGGATGCGCGCGGCCAGTGTCGAAGCTTTGCAAAGGACTGCCCTATGGCTGGCGACTGGATCAAGGTCGAAATCTCGACCCCCGACAAACCCGAAATCATTCGCATCGCCGACCTGCTCGGAATCGACCAAGACGCGGCCCTTGGCAAGTGCCTGCGCGTCTGGATTTGGGCCGATCAGCAGACAAAAGACGGTAACGCTCTCAGCGTTACAAGAGCGTTTCTTGACCGTTACACAGCGTGCGAAGGCTTCGCCGACGCGCTTCGTGAAGTGGGGTGGTTGATGGGTAGCGACGGAAATATGAAATTGCCAAATTTCACACGGCACAATGGCGTTTCTGGCAAGATGCGGGCGCTTGGAAAAGACCGAGTGAAACGATTTCGTAACGCTGCGAGCGTTACAGAAGCGTTACCAGAGAAGAGAAGAGAAGAGAAGAATAAGACAAAAGACATTGCGGGCGGCCCGCAAGAGGGTGAACCGGCTTCGCCGCCGCAGCCGCCCAAGCCGCCGCGCCCACGCAACGAACTCTTCGACGCCATCGCCACCGCGTTCAAGCTCGTGCCAGAGTCCAGCGATGGCTCATTGATCGGCAAGGTGGCGGCGTCGCTCAAAGCCAAGGGGGCCAAGCCCGACGACATCGCCAGGCGGATGAAGAACTACCGCACCCACTTCCCCGATTGCGTCTGCACCGCGACGGCCATCGACAAGCACTGGGCGCTGTGCGCCGAACCCAAGCCCGTCGTCTACGGGTTCCAGCCCGATGGCTCATACATCGACAAGCCACTGAGCTTGGAAGAAGCCGACCGCATTTTTGGAGGCCCGCAATGACGATCACCCTCGACAACATCCCCAGCGACCTACGCAGCCTCCCGCAATGGCTCGTGTGGAAGTACGTCACCCGCGACGGCAGCACGACCAAGGTGCCGTTCCAGCCGACCGGCGCGCCCGCCGACTCCACCGACCCGGCAACGTGGACGACTTTCGGCCAGGTCATCGAGGCGGAAGGCTACGACGGCATCGGCTGCGTGTTCGCGCCCGACAACGGAATGGTCGGCATCGACCTCGACAACAGCGTTGAGGATGGCGAACTCAAGCCGTGGGCGCGCGGCATCGTCGCATCGTTCAACACGTACACCGAGATCAGCCCGAGCGGCACTGGCGTCAAGCTGTGGTGCTATGGCAAGTGGCCCGGCGACAACACCGGGGGCCGGCGAAAGTTCCGCGATGGCTTCGTGGAAATGTATTGCCGCGCCCGCTACTTCGCCGTCACCGGCCAGCGGCTTGACAACGTGTCGCACGAGATTGAGAAGCGGCAGGAGAAGATCAATGGCCTCTACGCTCTCGTGTTCGCACCCAAGCCTGCGCCCCGGCGAATGCCGCCGCCGTCAAGCGCAGCCGCCAACCGAGGCGATGAGCAGGCCAGGTGCATTGAGTACCTGCGCAAGTGCCCCGAGGCCGTCGCGGGCAATCGCGGCCATGACTCGACGCTCCGCGCCGCCTGCGAGTGCTTCCGCTTCGGCCTGAGCGACAACGAGGCGTGGGCTGTGATGGAGTGGTGGAACAGCACCAAGGCCCACCCCGCTTGGTCGGTGAAAGAACTGGCCCACAAGATCGAAAGCGCGCGGGCCAAGGTCGAAGCCGATGGCGAGTTCGGCCTGCGCAACCGCCAGATCGACAAGCCCGCCGTGCCCATCGAGCCGCCGCCGGCTGAGTCGTCGGACTTGTCCAACCTGCTGGGCGACATCACCAGCGGCAAGTTCACCAACATCGAATGGCCCTACGCCCCGGCGCTGACCCGTGGCGCTCGCTCGCTCCTGCCCGGAACGACGACGGTGCTATGCGGCTCAGGCGGCAGCACGAAGTCGATGTGGATCAGCCAGTGCTGCATCGGCTGGCTTGAGGCGGGCGTCGAGTTCGCCGTGTTCCACCTTGAAGAGGATCGCAAGTTTCATCAACTTCGCGCCCTCGCCCAGCTTGCCCGCGACTCGCGCCTCACCGACGACGAGTGGATGCGGACGGCAGCCGGTGCTGTGGCCGACGCCTACGAAACGCACATGGGCACGCTTGACGCGCTGGGCAAACGCATTTGGGACGCGCCAGGATCGGACATCAGCCTCGATGACCTCGTGCGATGGGTGGGTGAGCGTGCCGACGCGGGCTGCCGCGTGATCATCATCGACCCGATCACCGCAGCCGACAGCGGCAAAGAGCCGTGGTCTGCCGATCGCAAGTTCATTCTCGAAACGAAACGCATCATGCGTCGCACTGGCTCATCGCTCGTGCTCGTGACGCATCCCCGCAGCGAGGGCGGCAAGGGCGACCAGGGCAGTCGCCTCGACAACCTCGCGGGTGGCCGTGCCTACAACCGCTTCACGCAATGCGTGCTGTGGATGGAACCGTGCGAGGCGGAGCCGATGACGATCCGCACGTTCAAAGACCTTCGCGGGCCCAAACATCAGGCCACCGTCAATCGCATCCTGCGAATCATCAAGACCCGCAACGGCCCAGGCAGTGGGCGAAAGATCGGATCGTTCTTCGATCCGCAGACGCTTTGCTTTGAGGAGCGCGGCCCGATCATCGAGGAGGAAAAGCAATGAGCGACCCCAACGAAATTGACCGCTGGAAATCGGAAGTATGGGACACGCTGCCGCGCGAAGAACAACAGCGCATCATCGACGCCAGAAAACAATACCTTCGCCGCAAGCGCCACGATGAATACATCGCCTACTTAAATACTCCGCAATGGCAACTGTTGCGAAGGCTAAAGATCGAAGAGGCAAAGGGCCGGTGCGAAGTATGTATGGGCAAAGAGAACTTGCAGGTGCATCATCGAACCTACGAACGCCTATTCCGCGAAAGCCTAAGCGACCTAACAGTGCTCTGTGATGCGTGCCACGAACTCTATCACGCGAACGACAAGGTAAGAAAGATCACAGCATGACGAAGCAACATACACAACTCACCCCGAAGAAAGACCGCAACTACCTGCTGAAGAGCGGCGCAATGGCCCGCGTGCTGCGAATGTCGCAGGGCTGGATCACAGCGCACGTGCTCGCGCCTGACGGCACGCAGCACCGTGAGCGTTTCACAGTGGCCGACTTCACCCGGCAGATCGCCGGGCGGACGACGCACGCGACGAGGCGGGCGTGGAAGCTGGCGTGGATCGCACGCCGCGTTGCAGCCTGACCGTAACCCCCGCCCGCTCCGCCTGATCGCGGGGCGGGAAATTGGAGACACCATGAACACCATCACCATCACACTGCCGCTGCCCGATGGCAGCACCAGCGGCCACGCGAAAGGCCATTGGCGCGGCAAGGCGCAGGCGACGAAGCGGATGCGCCACGAGGCCAACATTCGCACCAGGTTTGCGGTGTTTGAAGGCAACGCAAGCGAGTGGCAAGCGAAACGCGCCAAGGTGTCGCTGGCCTTCTACCTCGCCACGAATCGCCGGCGCGATGTGCTCAACTTGGCCAATGGCTGCAAGCCCTACATCGACGGCATCGTTGACGCGGGCATCATCCCCGACGACGATTGGAAGGTGCTGAGTGTCGGCGCGATCACCTGCGAACTCGACCGCGACAACCCGCGCGTTGACATCACGATCACGGAGGCAGCATGAACACCTGCTCCTACTGCCGCCGCGAAATGCCGCACGATCACACCAACATGGAAGGCCAGCCGTGGTGCGGTGTCTGCACCTGGTGGAGCATCGAACTGCGCCGCCTGCGAATGCGGCTGGGCCTGCTGACCAGCGAGGTCACACCGTGGCGCATGCGCCTGCACAAGTATTCGCACCAATGGACCGAGGCCGACACGTTCATCAACATCACACCGGAAACCGCCGTCAAGTTTTTCGAGGGCGGGCGCGTCGGGCTGGGCGTGGATGTGCCGTCCGTGATTGCCGAGCCCACGCCGTGCGGCTGATGACGTTTGGGGAATTGATGGCGACTTAACAACACTCGAAAGGATGTATATGAGCATCGCAGATCAGGTCAGAGAATTGGAAGCAAAACTTGATGCCGCCAACGCCACCATCGCGGAGTTGCGGGCAGCCAACACCCCCGCAAAGACTCCCGCGTTTAAGGTGGGGGACAGGGTTGTCAACATCGACAACGTCGAGCATGGTGTGGTTGAAAAAGTTTCGCCGCACAACCAGATGCGCCTTGTTCGGTTCGGCCCCAAACCAGAGTTTGAGCCGATATGGTGCTACGCCCGCAACCTCCGCCCCGCCCCCGCCGAGCAGAAGCCAGTAGAGCCAACGCCTGAGCTTATCGCCGAGGTCATCGCCCGCGCCGTAGCCGACCCGGTTGCATCTGGACTTGCACCTGCGCCATCGTTCGGCGGGCCACATGACGCAGAGGCCAAGCCGACCGCCGAGAAGCCAGCAGAGGCGAAGGTGGACACGCTGGAAGCGATGGCGCAAGTGTTTCGTAACGCTCTTGGCGGCACGCTCGATTTGGGCCGGAGTCTCGCCAACGCCATCGACGCCCACATCGACGCGAAACTCGCCGCGATGAAAGGCGGTGAGTGATGTTCTGGTACGTGTTCACTCTCGACGGCAAACTGGCAGACAACACAACGGACCCGGACGACCTTCGCATCATCGAAGATCGCGGTCAGGCGTTGATGTATATCAAAGTTCTCGGCTTCAAGTGTCGTGTCATTTTGAAAGGCGGTGTCTCCAATGACTAACAACATCGAACAACTTGAGAAGTTGGTGGAGGCGAGGAAGAAGGCGACGGCGGGACCGTGGGAGCAATCCCCACGAAGAGTCCGCAAGGACAGCGTGTTTGTTGGCGTTGGCGGCGGTGATCCGCACCACAACAAGATTGACGGAGCAACACTTGGCGTTGGCGGCTTGGTGTGCGAAGGAATGCTGCGGGCTGTCGATGAGCGCAATATGAACTTCATCGCTCTCGCCGGTTCTACCGACCTCGAATCCATCCTCACCGAGATGAAGGAACAGCAGGCGAAGATCGAGAAGTTGGAGAAGGTGGTGGAGGCGGCAGAGATGCTTGTTGCACAGGCCGATGTAGAAACCGCAGATCGTGGCCCACAATCACTTATCGACTTTCGGATACGAGAGGCACGCCAAGCCCTCGCCGCCCTCGGAGAACAGCCATGAACATTGACAAACTGGCAGAGAAGATCGCAGAGGATTCCGACAACCCGCGAATCATTGAGGTTTGGGTACGCAAGGGCATCCTAGCCGGGCTGCGGCTGGCGGCGGAGAAGTGCGAGGAACAGATGAATGAACCTGAGTGTCCAGAGCGAGCAGAGTATTGCCGCGACGCCATCCTATCCCTGATCCCGAAGGAGGCGAGCAATGGCGGTGTACGTTGACTCCATGAACGCGGCTTTCGGTCGCATGAAAATGTGCCACATGATTGCCGACACATCAGCGGAACTATTGGCGATGGCCGACGCGATCGGCGTTGACCGCAAGTGGATTCAATACGAAGGCGAGCGGCGTGAACACTTTGACATTTGCAAAAGCAAACGGGCAAAAGCGGTGTCGCTAGGCGCAATTGAAGTGAGCATTATGCAACTCGCCAGAATACTTAGAGCGAAACAACAACCAACCCCACCGCCCACCAGGGCAGGAGCATGAACATGAGCGACATCATCCGATATGACATCGAAACGCTGGATGAAACTGCGTGCGATCACTACATGGGTGCAAGTCAACAGGGCGACTACGTTCTGTTCACCGACCACCTCGCCGAACTCGCCACCCTCCGCCAGCAGCTTGCCGAGGCGAATGCGGTGGTGGAGAAGTTGATGAGATTAACCGCATCTGCCTGCGATCAGGCTCACGCAAACGACGCCACGCAGGGGTGGCACTATCTGACATCGCTGTACGACGACATGAAGAACACCCTCTCCGCAAAGGAGGCCACCAATGGATAACCACGAAATAGACTGGCGAATCGCGATGGAGGTGATGGGGTGGCGGCTGCACGAGTACGACCGGCCGACATACGGCGGGAAGGTGCGCACAGCCAGATGGATTGACGCAGCATCTCCGCCAGAAAGCAAATGGGTTTTTTGTGCCGCAAGCGATCCAGCGAACACGTACCCGCGAACGAAGGCTAGCGGTGCGTGGACACCATCAACCGACCTTGGTGATGCGATGGATGTGATGGAGCATCTTCGCGCGAAGGTTCACGACGACGGAACAGTGTCGGCCATCAGAATGTCAACGGGCGGGCGATATTGGACTGTGATGATTGACGATCAAGACGCAGTTAACGATTCACTACCAATGGCAATCTCCCTCGCCGCCCTCGCATGGGCCGAGGCGAAGAAGGGGGAGCAGCCATGAAGCACTTAATACTCGCGCTGACGCTGCCGCTTTGGATGCTGTTCACCGGCCTTGGAATGATCGTCGCGATAACCGTCGTCGCACTCGGCATGGCTCTGTCGCTGGCGTTCGCAGCCGTCGCGATGATCGTGGTGTGGCCATTCGCATCGTGGCTTCTGGCTAAGGAGATCGTGACATGAACCTCGATGAGGCGATTGAACAGATGCGACAAATGACCGCCGACTCCACCTGCGACATCAACAACGAAAAGGACATCGGCCAGTACCACGCCGAACTCACCGCCATCCTCGCTGCGATGGAGCAGGCAAGGCGCGAACTCGAAACCGCGACTGGTGCGCTGGCCGACATCGGCACATCGGCGGATATGACGCTGGAGTTGGCGAGGAACAAGGCCAATCGAATCTATGACGCGATCACCGCCAGCAAGGGGGGAGCGTGAGCACGTACCCGCGCACCACATTTGCAGAGGTGGCGGCGGTCGATAGGCTCTTTGTCGTGAGCAGACCCTACAAACGCACTGACCGCGCCACCGGGCGGCTCTGGGTGGTCGAATACCGCGACCCCCTGACCGACCAGCCGAAGAAGCGCACCTTCCGCACCCAGCCGGAAGCGTGGGCGTTCTATAACCGCGTCACGGACGACCGCGAGGGGCTTCGGTGTGGCTCGCTGACCCGGCGACAGGTGCTCATCGGCGCGGGCGGGCTCACCCTTATCGAGGCGGCGGTCACGGAATACACTACCCACCGACAGAACCGTGGCCTGACCGCGCACAACACGAAGGCTGGCGAGGCGACGATTCGCGCGTTCCTCGCCACGACCAAGTGGCGGACCGTGCGCGAGATCTCCGCCGGCCCACTTGAAACCTGGCTCGCCACGTTCAAGGGTAACACCGCGCGAAAGTACCTCAGCGACATCCGGGCATGGGTGAATTGGCTCGTGGCCACCGACCGCCTGCCCGACAACCCGCTCGCGGCGGTTGAAATGCCCGAGGCCAGCCAGCCCATGCGGAAGCGGGCGTTCACCGACGAAGAGTTCACCGCCCTCATCACCTGCGAGCGCATCCGCTTCCATCGTCGCCTGTGGTACTGGCTCAGCGGTCGCCTCGGCCTGCGCCATCTCGAGATCGGTCGCCTGCTCTGGTCACACATCGACCTTGAGACATCGACGCTGCGGCTACCTGCCGCGCTCACGAAGAGCCGGAGGGACGCGACCCTGCCGATACCCTCGTCACTGGCCAAGACGCTCAGCGAGGCACGGCAAGCCCCGGCGACGCCCGTCTGCCGCATCAGGTGGAAGCCCTGCGAAAAGACATGGCGCGACGACCTGGCCCATGCGGGCATCGCTTTCGAGACGGGCAATGGCCGCGCCGTGCCATCGTCGCTGCGAAAAACATTTTGCACGCACCTCGCGCGGAAGGGTGTTGACCTTCGCACCGCGCAGAAGCTGATGCGGCATACGAACGTGAATCTGACCGCGAACATCTACACGGAATGCCTCCCGTCTGAGTTGCGGGATGCAGCGGAGAAATTGGCGTGAACAAATATCGAGAAGAATGCAAAGCGCAGCTAGAGGAAGCTGCTGGTACTTCCTACGACGCTTTTCAGTTAGCCGCGAAACTTGCGAAGCTTTCGGCTTGGATTGCCACTGAGATTGCAGAGAGGGGGATGTCGGAACTGACGCAGGCTGAGGCGATTGATGTGGCAAAAGCAAGCGCGATTATGGCGGTTGCAGCGCAAAAAATTAGCGACCTCACCGATGGCGCATTTGAAGCGCTTTCAATCATGGCCAATCCCGAAGAGCCAACAGGTGAGGCCGATGACGATCAATCGTGACGGCCAAAATCGTGGGGGGTTTCTGGGGGGTTCCACCCCATCAAATCACCCCCTTTTCCTGCCTCAGAAACGCGGTTTTCGCCCATGAAAACGCAATACCACATTCTGCGCCGGAATGTGGTGATACGTCGTAAGTCGTGATGGTGCCTACGCTGGCGAAAACAGTGGGGGGCGATAGGGGAGTTCAACGGGCACCTTCGCCCGTTTTTCTTTGCGCCCATCTCGCAATTGATATTGACTTCTCATTATCATTAACGCATAATGCTGGTAGCACGGAGGCTATCGCAGATGCCCACCTTTTTCTCTTCGTCGCGCGATGAGTCCAGCAGCTTTCCCACGCGCGCCCTTAACCGGGCGCGTGCGTTTTTCACACTGCCCCTCCGGGCCGCTGTCGCCTTTCTGGTGCCAGTGGCCTTTCTCGGCTGCGCCTCCGGCACCGTCACCGTCACCCGCCCCGACGGCGTGACCATCACCGCCAGCGCCTTCGCCATCCTGCGTGACACCGGCCTCGAAACCTTTAGCTACCACACCACCGAGGCCAGCAAGGGCGCGGGCCTGCTGTCTGCCACCACCTCGCGGCAGAGCACGATCGGCGCGAGTGGGTACAGGGGCAGCACGAACATTGACGCGGTGATTGAACTGCTCAAGGCGGTGAAATGACTGCTACCGATCCACGCACCAACGCCGCGACGATCAAGCGATGGCTTGATGGCGACACCGTGGAGGTGATCGTCGAGAAACGCATCGACCTCGACTTTGGCATCACGTACTCGATCGACTTCCCCGCGGTGCTTCGAATCCGCGGCCTCGACACCGCGGAGATCCGCGGCGCCACGCAGGCTGATGGTATGGCCGCCAAGCAATTCGCAGAGAAGTACGCGCCGGCCGGCGTGCGTGTGAGCGTGACGAGCTACCGGGAAAAGTCGTTCGAGCGCCGCATTGCTGACATCACGCTGCCCGATGGGGCGGACTTCGCCACGATGATGCGCGACGCCGGCCACCACACCGGGAAATACGAATGATCGCCGCCCGCCTCACCACCATCGAACTGCTGGCGGAGTTGCAGTCGCGCGACGTGCAGCCCTCGCTGATGGCGGCGATCTGCAAACGCGAGATGCGAAAGGCCGCCGACCGCATCAAGCAACGTGGCAAGGACAACCCACGAAAGATTCGCACCTGCACCATGCACCCCGCATGGGCGCAGCCTCGAAGATGGCCGAGCAAGTGACAGTATCGGTTTGAGCGCGAGTGATAGAAACGCACGGACGCACGACAGGGCACGGAAGCCAACATGATCAGAACATGGCACGTAGTCGCGAGCGGATACACCCAGCACGAAGGCGTGCTGCATGGCTGTCAACGGCTCTGGCTCAGCCTGATGGCATTGGCCAATCCTCACACCGTCGTCATTCAGCCGCCGTGGGACCACGACTGGGACAACCTCGCCTCCCGCATCTCGCTGACATCCGACCTGCGCGACGTGCGGGTGTTGTTCTACGGCTACTCGTGGGGCTGCGGCAACGGGCTGGTGAAGTTCGCAACCGCTCTGAAATCCCGCGCCCTGCGGATCAATCACGCCGTGCTCAGCGATCCCGTCTACCGCTCGCCCTGGTTCGATCCGATCCCCGGCGTGGGGCACCTGTTCCGCGGGCTGGGCGTGCTTCGCCGCGGGACGATCGACCTGCCGACCAACATCGGAATCGTCGATTGGTTCCGCCAGACGAATGGCCTGCCCTACGGCTGCGACTTGGCTGGCGCCAATGACATCCGCGAGCCGGTGGTGCTTGACCTCCCGCATGGCGCCATGGACGACGCGCCTGAATGGCACCGCCGATGCCTCGAGGTCGCGGGGCTGGCCGCATGACAGCAATGTGAACCTCAACGACTTCAACCCGCCAGTGATCAACCGCGTGGTCAAAGACCCGACCGCGTTCATGGGGCACAGACTTAAACCGATAGGCGAAACGCCTACAAAGGCATCAGAAAACGAAACGCAATGGCAATCCCAACCACCAATCTGCAAGGCCGATACATCGCCTCAGCCGGCGTTACGCTCACCAGCGGACGGGTGAGCCAATGGGACGACCAGCAGAACAGCAACGACATGACCCAGCCCAACTCGGGCGGGCGTCCTTATGTCATCACGAGTGACGGCAATGACGCGATCTCGTTTGGTGAAGAGTACGGCGTTACGGCACCGCACGGCATGTTCATTCCTTCAGGCGTCACCATCGATGCCCGCTCATTCACATTTGCCTGCGTCATCGAGGCGATGGTGTCGGCAGGCGGGCGGGCAGCGTCCGGCCTCACCACGATGTCGATCCTCGGCACGACCGGGTTCGTCTGCAACATCTTCGCGTACTTTGACCCCGCCACGCACCTGGGGCAAATCACCGTTTTTGACAGTGCCAGCGGGTTCCTTAAATCCACGCGATGGTTTCCAATGCACCGCTCGATTCTCGTGATTCGATGCTCGGGAAGCGATGTGAAACTCTGGCTCGATGAAGTGGAAGACTCGAAAGGCTCAGCCCTGGCGTCGGGCTCAGTCAACGGCGGCGTCTTTGGATGCGGATACACCGGCGCATCTTTTCGCGGGGCAGTGTACGAGGCGCTTTTCTATTCGACCGCGATCAGCGACAGTGATCGGGATGCGATCGTCACTCAGTGGAAGAGCGACTACGGCATCGGCACGCGCTCGCGCAACCTCATTTTCCTAGGTGATTCAATCACCTACGGCGTCGGCATCAATGACGGATCGATCGCGAACTATCCCCGCGACCTGGTCAACGCTCGCCGCAAGAAAGACAAGATTTGGAACTTCGGCGTTGATGGCGCTCGCCTCGACCAGATCGAAACATGGTGGGCAACGTGGGACTCGGCCGTCGAAGCCTCGATGAAGAACATCGTTGTCATCAATGCCGGCATCAACGACGTAACCCAAGGCGCGAGCAACGCGACAATCACCAGCCGCATGAACTCGCTTCTTTCGGCGATTCGCGCCTCGCTCAATACCGGCGATGAAATCTTATTTCTCACCATGATCGCCAATGGCACGAACAACAGCGTGCGCGTGGCCGAGAACACCAACCGCACCGACGGCGACTACACCGAGATCGATCAAGTCATCGACCTGACCGGCGACACCGACTTCGAGAACACCGCGTCGTCGTATTTCTACAGCGATGGCGTTCACCCCTCAGTGGCCGGGTATGCGGCGATGGCCGATTACGTTGACCCTTACATCGTCCCGCCACCCACCTACCGCAGGCGTCGTCTTTTAATCGGAGCATGACATGGCAATCGTTGCAAAACAATCCACGGCGGCCACGTACATGATCGGCCCGGTGCTCGATGCCGATGGCGTGGCTGTCACTGGTGGCGTAGTGGGCGACTTCAAGATCAGCAAGAACGGCGGCGCGCCCGCTGCCCTCAACGGATCAGCCACGGCTACGCACAGGCACACCGGCTTCTACTCGCTGGCGTTGACCACCAGTGACTTGGACACGGTGGGCACGGCGCAGATCACGATCGACGACACCACCAACTCCTGCCAACGGCTGGACATTCAGGTGATCGAAGAGGTGATCTACGATGCGTTGTATGCGGCATCGGCGAACGCCTACGCAGGTTCAGCAGGTTCCACCACGCTTGGCTCGGGTGCGATTACCGCAGCCGCCATCGCCACCGGTGCGATTGATGCCGATGCGATTGCCGACAACGCGATTGACGCGGGGGCCATTGCCAGCGACGCCATCACCGCAGCGAAGATCGCGGCGGGGGCCATCGACGCGGCCACCTTCGCCGCAGATGTTGACGCAGAGGCGCGGGGGTGGTTGGGCCTGGCATCGGCCAATCTCGACACGCAGCTTGGCGACATCCCCACGGTGTCAGAGTTCAACGCGCGAACGATCGCAGCAGCGAGTTACGCGCTTGAATCCAGCCTGACCACCATCGCGGGGTACATCGACACCGAGATCGGCACGATCCTGACCAACCTCGCCGATGTGCCAACCGTGGCGGAGTTTGAGGCACGCACGCTGCTCGCGGCGGATTACACCGTCGTCTCAGACTTGGGCACCGTGCAGACCGGCGACGGCTATGCCTACCTCGTGGCCAATGTCGGGGCCAATGGTGCGAACCTCACGGCAGCGGATAACGCGGTCATTGCGGCAATCGCGGCGCTGAACAACCTCAGCGCCGCACAGGTCAACGCGGAGATCGTGGACGCGCTCGCCACCGACACCTACGCGGAACCGGGGCAAGGCACGCCAGCGGCGACCACGAGCATCACCGCGAAGATCAACTACCTCTACAAAGCGTGGCGCAACAAGAAAACGCAGACATCCACCACGTTCAGCCTGTTCGCGGACGACGCGAGCACCGTCGATCAGAAGGGCACAAACAGTGACGACGGCACCACCACGATTATTGGCGAGATCGCGACCGGACCCTAACGCATGGCACTCGACACGCAGGCAAAGCGAGCATCGGCCATCGGCGTATCGGCGCCGTGGCGGTCAATCGTGCCTGTGCCAGACGGAACGATCGGGCAGGGGGATCGGCAGACGATCGCTTACTACTGCTCGGCGGTGCTGTTTGGGGCGGCGGTTGATGCCATCACCGACTTCTCCGCCGGCTGGTTCTCCCCCATGAACCTCGCCGACTGGACCTCGCCCACTGAAATCATCGACTTTACCTCATCCCCGCTCATCGCGGACTGGACCTCATCATGAGTTGCGAAACCGCACCACAAGTCGTCTGCATGGGCAAGAGCCGCACCAAGCGGGCTGCGATCGACCTGACCGGCCAGCTTCGCACAGGCGTGACCATCACAGGCACGCCCACTATCACGCCCTCACCCACCGGGCCGACCATCAGCGGCATCACGGTGAACGCTGCGGCCATCACGATCGAGGGCACAGAGGTTGCCATCGGTAAGGCGATCACCTGCCTCATCGCAGGCGGTGGCACGGCTGGCACGTACACGCTGGCGGTGGTGGCGGCGACCACGGATAGCGAATCGATTGGGCTCAACTGCACCCTTGTTCTGGAGTGAGCCATGCCAATGAAACCACCAACACACCGGCCACAAAACACGATGGCAAGGCAGAAGGCCAAGGCCCGGCCATCATCGCATTCGCGCGGGTATGACGCCCAATGGCGAGAGGCGAGGGACGCACAACTAAAGCGAGAGCCTCGATGCCGCGAATGCAAGACTCCGGTGTTCAAACGTGTGACGGAGAATGGGCAATCCAAGGTGAAACTGATTGGCGATGTAGACCACATCGTGCCAATGGCCCAAGGCGGGCACAAGACCGATTCTCGCAACCTTCAGACGCTTTGCCACGCCTGCCACAGCAAGAAGACGGCGGCACAGGACGGTGGTTTTGGCAACCC